GAGCTTGATAGCGACGAGCTGATCCATGTGCTCAAAGCCCTGCTCTTTTCCTACCGAAAGGCGGTATGGTGATGAAAATCGGAAAGCTGCGGCACCGGGTCAGGATCCAGGAATATACCGCCGGCAGAGACAGCTTTGGCGCGGAGGAACCCGCCTGGACGGACGTGGCAACGGTCTGGGCCAGCGTCACACCCGTTTCCGGCAAAGAGTACTTTGCTTCCGCCCAAACAAACGCGGAGGTTTCCACAAAAATCACCATGCGCTATCAAAGCGGGATTACGCCGAAAATGCGGGCGGTCTTTGGCGCGCGTATTTTTGAGATTATCTCCGCGCTAAACTTTGAGGAGCGCGGCATCGAACTTAACCTCATGTGCAAGGAGAGTGTCCCGGATGGCTAAAAGGGTGCGGGTAAAGAAGCTAAAAACGCATATCGAGGGACTGGACGAGGTCATAAAGCTCGTGGAGCAGCTGGGCGACGCGGCGGCGGAGGCGCTGGACAAAGCCTCGACGGCCGGAGCCGAGATTGTGCTGGCGGCGGCCAAGCAAAAAGCGCCGGTGGATACCGGACTCCTGCGGGACAGCTTAACGCTAAAGAAAAGCAAGGTGCGCAAGCCCAATATCAAAAGCGAGCATGTGGTGACAAAGGGGAAAGGGGCGGCGCATTTTGCCCCGGTGGAGCTTGGGACATCCAAAATGAAGGCCCAGCCCTTTCTCCGCCCTGCCATTGACGAAAACAAAAAGAGCGTCGCCAAGGTGGTAACCGACGAGATATTAAAGGCCATCGGGAGGGTGACATGATTAGACTGGAAGAAGCTCTCAGCGGCTATCTGCAGCCAAAACTAAAGGGCGCGCTCTACCCTTTCCTTCTGCCGCAAAAGTGCGCCCTTCCGGCTGTGGCCTACTTCCCCGTGTCGGTAGAGCGCCTGCACAGTTTAACAGAGGACACCGGCTTTGTGAAGCAGCGGCTGCAGTTTAGCTCGTTTGCCAAGTCATACAAACAAGCGGCGGAAACGGCAAAAATCATCCAAAGGGCGCTGCAGAACTTCTCCGGCGAGATGCACGGCTTGATAATTGGCGGTGTCTTGCTCCTGGATGAGGTGTCCGACTACGAAGCGGATACGGGGCTTTATTCCGTATCCCTGGAATTTGAATTTCAGTTTGAGGAGGGATAACCCATGGCTATCGCTGGTAAAAGCGGCAAACTGGGACTGGGTGTAAGCGCCGTTATGGATATAAGCAGCTGGTCTTTGGAGCTGGGGTCGGATACGCTTGAGGTAACGGCACTCGGCGATGACTGGAAGAAATTCATCGCCGGCTTAAAGGAATGGTCGGCATCGGCCGAAGGCTTCTACTCGGTGCATACGGACGCAACCGGCCAGAGGGCGCTGCAGGACGCGTACTTAAACGGCACGGAAGTATCGCTCAAACTCTTTGTTAACGCCGTGAATTATTATTCCGGCAGCGCCCATATTTCCGGTCTGTCCGTAGAGGACCCGGTGGACGACACGGTGAGCATTTCCTTTGAATTCCAGGGCACCGGCGCGTTAAGTTATGGTTAACATTAATCATAAATAAGTATGTATAAATAAAATTATTACTTATTTACAATGTAATCACACATATGATATAAGTAAGCTACAAGAAACTTATGGAGAGAGGTGTGCTTATGGGGAAGGAAGTTGTTGGCTTTTGTCCCGTATGTCATGGCAAGCTTATGGCGACCCAACTAACCTGTCACAAATGTGATCTTAACCTAACAGGAGATTTTTTGCTGAATCCCTATGCCTATTTAACGAAGGAGGAGCAAGACTTTGTGGCTTTATTTCTCGTAAGTGAAGGAAGCTTTAAAGATGTTCAGGCAAAGCTGAACATTAGCTACCAGAGAGCAAAACAAATGCTCTCGGAGATACTCGTGAAATTGCAATTGAAAAGTGACGGTGATGGGGAAAGAGAAAATAGTTATCTTCCTGAAATTGCAGAAAATATCAAGGTTAATGAGAGTGACCACTTTGTTGTGAAGTTGATCAAAGAGAAATTAATCGCAAATGGAGGTGTAGCCGTAATCCCCCTTATTACTGCTGGCAAGGAAGCAAAAATATGGTTTTCTCAAGACGGCTCAGGTTTAGAGTGTGATAAAATACCTATTCCAAACCAGTTGACTTGGGAAGCGTTTGTTGCGGCCTATGACATAGCAGTGGCTCAGGATGGCGAGCTTTATAAAGGATATGCAAGGTCTGGCAAGTTAGGTAGTGATAGATTGCCAGTTGCTTCTTTAGAGGGCTATATAGCCCATGAAATACATGGCGTTAAAATTGGCGGCTCCGCTTTTAGCCCTGGGTTTATCTTTGCGGCAGTTTTGGATTGGGTTGGGATATTAGTTAATGAAAGGGGGTCCACATTGAAAATTGTTCCAGAAACCGTGTGTGTTTCGTCATACGAGGAAGCCCTGAAAAATGCCAAGACTTTTCTAAAAGAACTTGATGATTCTTCTACGGTAAAAGATAGACTCGGTACTTTCAGGCATTGGTACTATTTTGAAGAGGTTGATGGCTTTGCTCCCAGTAAGTTTATTGGTTACAAGGATATGAATATGAAAGCTTATGAAGTAGGGTTTAACGATGGCATGAGTGGACTGGTAACGGAACAAGCACTCAGGGGTCTTTTTAGGATAGCCGAGGGAGAAAGAAAGGAATTACTGCTTCGCGAGCTAGAGAGCTTTTTAGGAAGGTTTAACAAGAACCCCAACGCTGTAGCAACTATCCATATAAGATGAACACGATATTAATTCGGTTATAGGCACTCCGCGAGGGGTGCTTTTTGTTTGAAAGGAGGCGGAAATCATGCCCATTGCTGGTAAAGTAGGCGCGGTATTCCTGCAGACCGAGGCTGAGCCGGTGGCCTTTATCAAGGAAAGCGCCGCGGGCAACCCGCAGAGGACGGTCTACGCAATTGAAAATGAAGCCTTGAGGTATCTGGACAAGACGTCGCCGGTTGTGGTGTATGTCAACGACATCGCGGCGAGCGGCGGATTTACCGTGGAGCACTTAGGCGGCGTGGTGCAGTTTTTAGCGCCACTGCCTGAAGGCGCCGAAGTGACGGTCAGCGGCAAAAGCATAAAAGTAGACCAGGCGGGCGGCTTCTTTAACTGGAGCGCCGAGCTTGCGGCGGACACGGCGGATATCACCACCTTTGCCAGCGACGGCTGGAAGGAACACCTGCCCGCCATGAAGGGATTTACGGCCTCCGCGGAGAGCTACTGGGCGGACGGGCGCCTGTCAGCAAGGCTCGGTCAGGAGATCATCGTGGCCCTGTATCTGGATACAGGTGCCAACAAAAAACGCTATGAGGGCTACGCGCTCATCGCAGGCGACAGCATTGAATTATCCGTTGATGATGTGGTAAGCGAGAGCATCGAGTTTGAGGGTAGCGGCAATCTGTATTACAGGGAGGACTGAAGGCATGAAACCAGGTGTCACCATAGAACTGGATAAACCAAGGACACTGCGCTACGGCATGAACGCGCTGATCAAGATCGAGGAGCTGACGGGCAAGAACCTGACAAAACTTGACCTTGACGACATCTCTGTCAAAGACCTGCGGACGATTGTCTACGCGGGTCTTTTTCATGAGGACAAAGACCTGACCCCGGAAAAATGCGCGGACTTGATTGACGAGTACAGCGATATAGGGACGATGGCCGGGAAACTGGGCGAAGCCATGACGCTGGCCTTCGGCGCGCCGCCGGGAAACCCTCAGGCGGTGGAGACAGCCAAGAAATAAGCCTTGGCGGGCTGTTTGCCATCGCCGTAAAGAGACTAAAAATGCGCCCGGCCCAAGTCTGGGCACTCACACCCGCTGAGCTGGGGCTTCTCTTTGAAGGCTGCGCCGAGGAAAAGGCGGAGCGAAGGCAAGAGCTGATTTACCTGGCCTGGCACATCGAAGCCTTCGCCAGGCAAAAGCGGCTGCCCAGCCTGAAGAAAATACTCAAAGACAGCGGAAGCAAAAAGACCGCGCCAAGCCGCCTTTCTCTGGAGCAGCTGATCAAAATCGCGCGGAGCAAGGGGCTTAAAGTCCCGGCGAAATGGAGGTGATGGGATGGCGGTACTGCGCAATGTGGTCGTCAAAATCGGCGCGGATATCTCCGAGCTGCAAAAGAGCCTGAATGAAGCATCCAAAAGCCTGGATAACGCGGGCAAAACTCTCACCTCCATTGGTGGTACGCTCACAACCGGGCTGACCCTTCCCATCGCGGCCGCGACGGCGGGAATCTTAAAGTTGGGAACGGATTTTGACGACGCTTTCGACAAGATCCGCGTCGGCACCGGCACCACCGGGGATGCTTTGGAAGGCTTAAAGGACGATTTCCGGGCGGTCTATACTGCGGTTCCGGCGGGGATGGCCGAGGTGAGCAGCGCTATCGCCGATCTCAACACCAGGACGGGCCTGGCCGGAAAGCCGCTGCGGGAGCTGTCCACCCAGATGCTGAACCTCTCCCGCATTACCGGCGAGGAGCTTTCCGGCATGATCGCGGGCTCCTCCCGCCTCTTCGGCGACTGGAGTATGGCGGCGGACGATACCGCCGGCACTATGGACTACCTTTTCAAGGTATCCCAGAGCACCGGCATCGGCTTTAACGACTTAAACGCCAAGCTGGTGCAGTTCGGCGCGCCCCTGCGGCAGATGGGCTTTGACCTGGAGACGGCGGCGGCCATGCTGGGGAAGTTTGAAAAAGAAGGGGTCAACACCGAGCTTGTCCTGGGCGGCCTGCGCATCGCGCTGGGTAAAATGGCCAAAGCGGGCATTACAGACACCAAGGCGGCTCTGGAAGAAGTCACAAAAAGGATCAAGGAAGCAGGCTCGACCGGCGAGGCCAACGCCATCGCCCTGGAGATGTTCGGCGCCAGGATCGGCCCGGATATGGCAGCGGCCATCCGGGAAGGCCGTTTTGAGCTCTCAGAGCTGGTATCAACTTTAAAGGCCAGCGGGGAAACAATTAACGGCGCGGCCTTGGAGACGATGGATTTCGCGGAGCAGCTTGCCGTGATGAGGAATAAAGCAGCCGTCGCCCTGGAGCCGCTCGGCTCCTCCCTGATGCAGGCCGTCAACTCCGCCATGCCCGCCATTGAAGGGCTAATCGGCAGGCTCAGCGCGTTGGTGGAGTGGTTTGCGAACCTGAGCGGCGGCTCGCAGAAGCTGATCCTCTCATTTCTCGGCATCGCCGCCGCCATCGGGCCGCTGCTGACGCTCGTGGGTACACTCACCAGCGGCGTCAGCGCCGCGATCAAGGCAGTAAAATGGCTGGCGGACGCCAAAAACCTGGCCACGCTTAAAACCAACGCCCTGACCGCGGCGCAAAAAATAGCGGCGGTGGCGCAAAAGGTCCTGAACGCGGTGATGGCGGCCAATCCCATCGGGCTTGTGATCGTGGCCATAGCGGCGCTGGTCGCCATCATTATCCATCTGTGGAACACCAACGAGGGTTTCAGAAACGCGGTGATGGCTATATGGGACGGCATTAAGACCGCGGCCGCCAATATGGCAACCGGGATTAAAAGCGCCTTTGACAACATCAGAAACTGGATAGGCGGCCTTGTGGCAAGCGGCGTGCGTTTGGCTGAGAACCTGGCAGGCGGCATCACGAGGGCGCTCTCGCCTTTGGCGGGCAATGTCCGGAATGCCCTGAACCAGGCGCTGGCAATCGTTACGGGGCTTGGGCAAAGCTTTTTTAACGCCGGGCGCAACCTGATCGCCAGTATCGCCGGCGGCATCACCAGCGCCGCCGCCAGAGTCGCCGACAGCGTCAAGAGTGTCGTTGCCAGGGTCAGATCTTTCCTGCCCTTTTCCCCGGCCAAGGAGGGCCCGCTAAAGGATTTGGACAAGTTGGACTTCAGCAGCCCGCTGATTGACAGCATCAAAAAAGCTATCCCTATGGCGGAGCGGATGCTTGGCAGCCTGCTGGAAGTAAGCCTTCCCGCGTTGACATTGCCGCCGGAGCCGCAAGGGCAGCCGGCAGCGGCGGGAGCATACGGTCAAAGCGGCCCGCTGGTGGTGGTGGAAAACATGAGCGTGCGTGCGGAAACGGACATTGAGGAGATCAGCCGCAGGCTGTACCGTTATATCGAGGCGGCCAACCGGGGAAGGGGGAGATTGTAATGGGGCATTTCTCATTTGCCGGGGAACATTCCGGCAGTTACTCCGTTTATCTCCTGCGCTCCCCTGTCTCCGTTTTCCCGGGAGTTCGGGAAAAGGTTATCGTCATGCCGGGCAGGCATGGCGTCTTCAGGATGCCGCCTGACTTTGAAACTCGCGTGCTCAGCTTGGACTGCTGGCTTAAAATAGCGTCATATGACAAGCTCTATCAGCAGTTGGACCGGCTGCGCTCCTGGCTGAACCCGATGCGGGGAGCGCAGCGGCTGGTCTTTGACGGCTCGCCGGACAGATACTATCTGGCCACTTGGACAGATTCAGATCTGCAGATGCAGGCGACGGCAAGCCAGGGGCTGTTTACGCTGCGGATGGCCTGCGACGATCCCTTCGCCTACGACCTGGCGCCAGACGAGCTGCTCATAACGACAAGCCCATACACCCACTACCAGCAAGGGACGGCGCCGTCAGACCCTCTCTTTTTGCTGCAGGGAATCTCGGGCGGCGGCAGCCAGTTTCTGACGGTCAGAGTCAATGAGGAACAGTTCACCTACCGGGGAGCGCTTTCCGCAGGGGAGCGGCTGGAAGTAGATTGCCGGCAAAAGACGGCCGTTATTGTGCGGGGGGAAGCCAGGGAAAAAGCTTTGCACCTGCTGGAGCGACCAAGTTTTCCCCAGCTGACGCCTGGGACTAACACTATTCAAGTTGTTGCGGCAGGAGGCGCGTCCTGGTCAAGGGTGGAGATAAGCTGCCGCAACCGCTGGCTGTAAAGGAGGGATACCGTGGCTAAGACTCCATTTAAAAAAGTAACAAGCAGAGAGATCTACGGAGCGGACATATCCGGGCTGCAGGATGCGGTCAACAAACTGGAAACGGTGCTGGAGATGGACGTGGCAGCAATCGAGAATCATACACTTTCCCCTGTGGAAGATCAGCCGGAAGAAACTCTGCACCGGCGGATTTATGAGGGGGACATCCGCAACTGGCTGGAAAACCCCGCGCCTGTGGTCAGGCGCAACGGCGCAACCGTTCCCACAGGGGAATATATCCTGTATGCGGCGCAGGGCATGGTTGTCTTTCATGAGCAGCAACCCCCCGGCATAACAGTTACGTCAGATTTTTCTTATGTGCGCGATAGCTCGCCCTTTAGCGGCCACGTGGGCGCGGGCGGTACAGCCCACGCCTCCGCGACGGCTGAAGCGGCCGGGTTTATGACGGCGGGCGACAAGCTGCGGCTGGATGCGCTGGACCTCTTGCGTTACCGGCGGCTCGGCTTATACCATGCCGGTATCACCGCCGCCGGTATGGCTCCTTTAACCACCTCGGCCAATAACATCGACCTGCTGCCGTTTTATGTGCCAGTCGCCCAGTCTTTCGACCGCGTCGCCGTCAACGTCACTACCGCCGCCGCGGGGAACGCGCGGCTCGGGGTATATGCCGACAGCGGCGCGATCTATCCCGGCGCGCTTCTCCTTGACGCCGGGATCGTGACCACGGGTACGACGGGCATCAGGTGGCTGGAGGCAAATTTATCGCTCATGCCGGGCATTTACTGGCTGGCCCGCCTGCAGGACGCCGCGCCGAGCCTGCAGGGGCTTGCCAGCACGGGTATGCTTACGCTGGGCAGCGAGGATTTGGGCGCGGCCTGGATCACAGGTTACCGGCTAGCCAGGGCCTACGCTGACAGCTTTCCCGCCGTCTTTCCATTAGGCGCGGTGCATATCACCGGGGCCAGGCCGGCTGTTTTCCTAAGGAGGGCGTAGCAGTGTACAACACCGGCAAGCGGTATAACACAGGGCATCTTTACAATCGAATCCTTCTCCCCTGGCATCCGGTCTCCTGGTATGACCGGCTGGGTTTCGCCGTGCCTGTCGTCGTTAACAAGCAGCTGGAACCGGTCGCCCTCCTGCACGACGCTTATGAGATCATTGTGCACCAGACCCTGGGCAGCGAAGACCGTCTGGAATTCAAGCTGCCTGTAAAGCCCGGCGTGGAAGCTTTGGAGACCGGTATGATTCTTGACTTGGCGGGGAGCGTTTACCGGGCGATGGTCCTCGCCAACGAGGAGGATGATGCGGGGGCCAGGTACTGGCAGGTTGAGGCCTGGGCGCTGTGGTACGATTTGCTGAAAGCTCCGGATACGCCCGCGCGGGAATGGGAAAATGCCGTAGCGGCGGACGCGCTTACCTACCTCCTCTCCGATACGGGCTGGCAAGCGGGAAATTCTATCGCCTCTTCCGTCCGGCCCTTTGTTTTCCGCGGGGGCTGCAACCGCCTGGAAGCGCTGCGGGAGATGGAGCGCATCTTTCAAGTAGAATTAGATTTTCAGACGAAACAAAAGACGGTGTCGATCCGGGACGCCGCGGGAGAAGAACGCAACGTTTTCTTTATGCGGGGGAAAAACCTGCGCCGGGCCCAAGAGGAAAGAAACGCCATCGAGCAGGTGACCAGGGTTTATCCCCGGGGCCGGGGCGGCCTGACGATTGCCACGGTTAATAACGGCATCCCCTATCTGGAGGCGGAGAGCGGCTACGATCCTCCTCCCTCCGCAGTTCTTATCGCGGAGGAATTCGCCGACCCCAACCAACTGAAAGAATATGCCCAGGCGTTTCTTTCCGCCTTATGCCAGGCGCAGGTAAGCTATGCGTGCGGCATTGTCGACCTCTCCGCCCTGACGGGTTATGAGGGGGAAAAGGTCAGCTTGGGAGACGTGGTGACGGTTTATGATGAGGACTCCGGCATCTATGTCAAGACAAGGGTTGTGCGCATGCGCTATTTTGTGGAGGAGCCTTGGCGGAGCGAAATCGAGCTGGCGGTTGTCCGCAAAGACCTGTCGGAGACGCTCAGCCAGGTTAAGCACTCCGTGGCTTTATTTGATACGGCGGATATGGTGGACAAAAAAGATATCGAGCAGCTCTCCGTCTTTAACCTGCTCTTAAATTCCAGAGCGGAGAGCGGTACCGCTTACTGGATAAACGACGGCTGGACGGTTGACAGCACAAAAGGACATTCGGGCAGAGCGTCTTTTCAAGCTGCGGGCGCGCTTGGCGTATCCAAGACACTGACGCAAACCGTGCATCCCGCCCACCGGGACAGCTATGTGTTAAGCCTGCGGGCAGCCTTAGAAAATATTCAGCTAGGGCCAAGCGGCAGGGTCGGCGTTGAATTGGTCATCCATTACGAGGACGGAAGCAGCGAAACGCAGTTTGTTTCCCTTGTTCTTGAGTAAAGGAGCAAGCGCCATGTCATTTTTCGAGTCTTATTTGCAGTCTGTGTCCCCAACCAAAAAAGTTGAGAAAATCGAAGTCCGCCTTTGCCTGGAGGACGCAAGCGGCCAGGTAAATGTCGCCGACATCGTGCTGCAGGGCGGCGGGCTGGCCACTTTGTGGAACGGCCATGCCGCGGAGCTTCGCTTCTCCTTTGAGTAGGTGAGAAAATGAAACGCTATTTGTTTCGTTTCGCGCCGGAAAAGGAAAAGCGGGTGGCAAGTATCCGGGTTGACGCGCTAATGTCTGACGCCGCGGGCTCTTTTTCGTTTACGGACGTCATGCTCCAGGAAGGCAGGCATTTAACCGGCTACACCCAGAACACCAAGGAGATGCTGCAAAAACTGCGCGAAAACGGCAGTCCGGCTCAGCCGAAACACTACAACGCCGTGGTACGGGGCGCTAAAACCTTGATTGTCCCCAACCGCGGCGCCTACTGGGCGGTGGAGCTGGGGGCGGTAATCGTGCCCACGGCCCTGGACTTTCGCATCAGGGCAAAGGAAAACTTGAGCAGAGGCATCGCCTTGGGGCAGAACCGGCTTACAAGGCTTTTTTATTTTCCGGGGGAACTGGCGAGTAACCAGGAGTTAGAGGTTATCGGCACTGACCGGCAAGTATTACAAAATAGCAGCCCCGTTCAGTTTAAAGGTCGGTTCCTCTATGCCGCTTGGGGGAATCCCCGCTTCCCCGTTACTCTCCTGGGGCTGGACGCAGGGCAGACAGCTCCGCGGCCGGAGCCTTCGGCCAGGATGATCATAGAGCTGCAGGAATGGCAGCTCTCGGAAGGGGGGAAACGGATATGAGCGGCATGCGGCAGGAAGGCCGGGGCTTTATGTCCTGGTCTTTTTTAAAGACTACCCGGGCCAGGCAGGAGTGGCGGGATTACGGCGACAGGCTGACACACATGGGGCTGTTTGATTTTCTTGTGCCTGACAATACCGGCAGGATTGAGGGCACTATCCCCGCCGCTGATCTGGTAAGGGTCGGCCGCTGGCCACATATCACCCACTTGTTGACGGTCAGAAACGATGGCATCCTTTCCCGCTTTCGGGCCATCGTAGAGAACACCAACGGGGCGCAGGACATGTTTATCAGCGAACTGCACCGTATTTTAGACATGTATCCCATCGCCGCCGGAGTGGACATCGACCTGGAAAAAGGGCTGAACGACAACCCGGACGGCGTGGTGGCCCTGGCGAAGCGCATCTACGAGAGCATCAAAAACCGACCGTCCCAGCGCTATGTGCATTGGGACTTGCCCCCGATGACTGGGGACGGCGTTCCATCCTGGGAGCGCTGGTGCGATTACCGCCGGATGGAGCCTTACTTTGATACCTGCGTGATTATGAGCTATGCCTTTGCCTGGGCGGGCAGCGCCCCCGGACCCATCAGCCCGGGGTGGTGGATGGAAGAAATCTATGACTACGCGGTGACGCGAATACCAAAGGGGAAAATCTTTCTCGGCATCCCCGGTTTTGGCTTCAACTGGCGCATTGATAGGCGTCCTGTCACAGGTGCTTACCGGGGCAGCGGCGGCACCTTCCTCGCCTGGCTTGGCTGGCAGCAGGGGGACTTTACTTATCATGAGCTGCAGCCGCGCCTCCCCTTTGCCGGTTTTCTGGACGAGGACAGCCAAAGCCCATACCTTCTCCTGCACATCTACGATTACCAGGAAGGCATGGACGCGGCGCGGACTACAAGCCCCATCTTTAAGGTTTCCGGCCAGGCGGGCCGGGTCAGACGAAATTACCTGGTCGCTTACGAGAAAGAGCCACGCTATGAGTTTACCGGGCAGGTCGCGGACAGGACAGGCAGCAGCTTTGATGAGATTACCGGCGCTATGCAAGTGGGCAGCGGCTGGATTTCTCCCAGGGCGCCCCAGCTTCTCCCCGTCCCGCCGGGTTCGCCGCCGGGAACTCAACCTGTGATGGAAGAAGAGGGCCTGGCCATCTTCTCGTTTTCCGTCCCCCAGTCGGGGGAATATGACCTGGCGGTAAGGGTGAATTGCCCCTGGTGGAACCGTCAGCTTTTGCAGCTGCGGCTAAACGGAACACCCATACAAATCGGACCGTTTCCCGACTGGTATCCCCTTCATCGCCGCACCCACTGGCTAAAGACTGGGAGCTTTCACCTGTCCGCCGGAAGCCACACCCTGGAAGTGCTGGGCGCGGGCAGCCAATACGGCACCCAGTTCTGGGGCTTTAGGGTCTGCTCACAGTTCAGCTTCAGCATGACCGGCGGAGAGGCGGAATTTGCCCTCACCCCGAGGAGACTAAAAAACGTAAACGGCAGCTGCGTACTGCCGGAGCAGTTTATTATAACTCCCGAAGTACTGCGAAGCGCTCCGGAGCACGCCTGGGTCTGGTATGACGACTTCCGGGACAACACGCTTGCCTTCTACAACCGTAGCGGCGGGGCTTGGAGCGTTGATACGGACCCGGCAAGGAGAATACTGATTCAGTCCGACCATGCAAGCGCTGATGCCCAGGCGCACCTATCCTATTATGGGTTTGGCGACTTAAATATCCGGGCCAGATTGCGCATGACGGCGGGGAGCGGCACTATGGGTGTGGTTTTCAAAGCTCAGGGAGCAAACGATCTATATCTGTTTTTGCTGCGGCGCAGCACGCAGACGGCGGAGCTGTGGCAAAGGACTGGCGGGATATGGACAAGGCTGCAGTCGGACGTAGCACAGAGTGTGAGACTGAATACCTGGTATACCCTGCGGATGCGAAGTCGAGGGAACGAGTTGCACTGCTGGGTAGGGACAACCAGGGTGTTTAATTTGACGGCAACTCTCCCCGTCTCTGGTGGGTTTGGGCTGCGCACAAGCGGTGCGGCCTGTGAGTGCGGTTTGCTGGACGCGGGAGACCCCTATACTTATGTGCCGCAGGAAGCCCTTGACGTGGCTCTGCCGGATGGCCAAAGCCAGACACTGGGGCGCATTCAGCGCAGTGGCGTGACATGGCTTGAACCTTGGGACTATTTCCGCTTTGAAGGTCCCGGGGAAGAATCAGCGACCAGGCAAGAAAGCATCTCCACAGATTTTGACTATCTGCACACCGATTCTTTCGCGGCCTTCGACAGCGACAGGGCTGTTACATTCCGGCTGCGCGACCGGGGGCTGTGGCTTACTCAGCTTTTCCTGGGAGACGCAAAGGGTTTCTCCATCGCCCATTATTCCGATGCCGAGCATTTCGATATGCTGGCCAACCTCGCAAAACACAGATGGGGCCTGAAAGGCATCGGATTATGGGCGCTCGGGCACCAAGACCCGCTGGTATTTCGATTGCGTTCAGGAGTCGTTTGATGATGGCAGGGCGCTCTTGCGCAGCTTAACTCCGCACACGGGGAAAGGGGGTAATTTTCAATGAAAGTATTCTGGAACTGGGTACAGGCGGCATTTGCCGCCATCGGTGGCTTTCTCGGCTGGTTTTTGGGCGGTCTGGACGGCTTTCTCTACGCCCTAATCGCCTTTGTGGCCATCGACTATCTGACCGGCCTCATGTGCGCAATTGCCGACAAAAAGCTCTCCAGCGAGATCGGCGCCAGGGGCATCTTTAAGAAGGTAATCATCTTTGCACTGGTGGGCGTGGGGCATATCGTCGACAGCCAGGTGCTCGGGCAGGCGCAGACCATTCGGACGACGGTGATCTTCTTTTACCTGACCAACGAGGGTATTTCGATTCTGGAGAACGCAGCCGCTCTCGGGCTGCCCGTGCCGGAGAAGCTAAAAGAAGTCCTGGCGCGGCTGCACGAGTCTAAGGAGGGTACGAGATGAATCTGCGCAGGCTGATACTCACTAACAACGCCTGCTACAAAGCAGGCAGAACGATTACGCCGCGAGGCATCATGGCTCACTCCACCGGGGCGAACAACCCGTGGCTAAGGCGCTATGTGGGCCCGGACGACGGGCTGCTGGGTGTTAATCGGCACAACAACCACTGGAACCAGGACAGGCCGGAGGGCAGGCAGGTCTGCGTCCATGCCTTTATCGGCAAGCTGGCCGATGGCTCAATTGCCACTTACCAGACTTTGCCGTGGAATCATCGCGGCTGGCATTGCGGCAGAGGATTAAAAGGCTCAGGTAATGATACGCATATCTCCTTTGAGATTTGCGAGGATGGACTAGACGACGCCGTTTATTTCAACGCCGTCTACAAGGAAGCCGCTGACCTGTGCGCTTTCCTCTGCAAGGAGTACACCCTTGATCCAATGGCTGACGGCATTATCATCGGGCATTATGAAGGGCATAGGCGCGGCATCGCTTCCAACCACGCAGACCCCGGCCACTGGCTTCCAAGGCACGGGAAGTCGATGGACACCTTTCGCTCTGAAGTCACAAGGCTACTCACTGCGAGCGAAACGCCCAAACCACCTAAACCCGCTCCTCCGCCGACAGAACCGAAGAAACTGTACCGCATTCAAGTCGGGGCGTTCAACTCCAAGGCAAATGCCGACACGATGCTCGCCAGGGTAAAGGCGGCGGGGTTTGTCGACGCCTTCATCAAAACCGAATAATTCGCGCGTTTCGGTTGCCAACTGACCCCTCGCTGTCCTGTGGATGGTGAGGGGTTTTTTCCTTTTCCCCTCCGAATGGAGGCAATCGTATGACCAACACGCAAAAACAGCGAATCGAATACTTACGCGGCAAAGGTGAGAGCTACGCCGCTATCGCCGACACAATCGGCGTATCCGAAAACACCGTCAAGTCCTACTGCCGCCGGAACAATATCGGCATCGGTGTGAAAGCCGAACAAGCCGCCACTGAGGACGCTTGTGCAAACTGCGGCCATCCCCTTGAACATACGCCGGGGTCGAAGCGGAAGCGCTTCTGCTCTGACAGGTGCCGTATGGCTTGGTGGAAGGCGCACCCTGAAGCCGTGAACCGCAAGGCGGTTTACCGTTTCGTCTGCCCGGCCTGCGGAGTAGGATTCGAAAGCTATGGCAACGCCGCCGCAAATACTGCTCCAGGGCTTGTTTCGGAGCGGCGAGGAAGGCTTCCGATGAGTAAAGACGAGGTAATCCTACGCTACAAGTCAGCGATGGCAGTGTTCAAAAACTGGCTCTCCGAAGGCGTGATTTCCGGTGACGACCTGCTGGCAATAGACACAATGCTCGCCCAAAAGTACGGTTTATCCTCGTGCAGTATATTCCTCGAAAATGACTTGCTATGTAAGGAAAAAAGAGTGATATATGGTAGTGCGAAAGGAGGCCGTTATGGGCAGAAAGATAACGAAAATTAAATCTACGGCACAGATGCCAACCAGACAGCGGGTCGCGGCGTATGCCCGCGTTTCCTGCGGTAAAGACGAAATGCTCCACTCCCTTGCCGCTCAGATTAGCTTTTACAGCAATCTGATACAAAGCAAGCCGGAATGGGAGTATGTCGGCGTATATGCCGACGAAGCGGAAACCGGCACGAAGGGCAGCAGGCCGGAATTTCAGCGGCTGATTGCCGACTGCCGGGCGGGGCGTATCGACCTCGTCCTCACGAAGTCAATCAGTCGCTTTGCGAGGAATACCGTCGTGCTGCTTGAAACCGTCCGAGAGCTCAAAGACCTCGGTGTTGGCGTATATTTCGAGGAGCAGAAACTGCACTCGCTTTCGGGCGACGGGGAGTTAATGCTCACCATCCTCGCAAGCTACGCACAGGAAGAAAGCCGCTCGGTCAGCGAAAACTGCAAGTGGCGTATCCGCAAGGACTTCAAGGAGGGCAGGCCCTCCAACAACATCCGCATTTACGGGTTCGACTACAAGGACGGCAAACTGACCGTCATTCCGGAGGAAGCCGAGGTCGTGCGGATGATATTTGCCGACTACCTATCGGGGCTTGGCAAGAACGCCATTATGAAGAAGCTGGTCAGGCTCGGAGTCCCCACCAAGTGCGGTGGTCGGTGGTCGGAAAGCACAGTGGGTTCAATTCTCAAGAACGAAAAATTCATCGGTGACACGTGCTTACAAAAAGGCTTTATCGCCGACCACCTTAGCAAGCAATGGAAACCAAACAGTGGCGAGCTGCCGAAATACTATGTCGAGGACTCACACGAGGCAATTATCGACAGAGAGACCTTCGAGGCAGTTCAAATTGAGATAGCTCGTCGGGCAGCAAAGGCAAACCACCCTCGGAGACTAACTTTCAGCGAATTTTCGGGAGTTATCACCTGCGAAAGGTGCGGGGCGAAATTCCGCAAAAAGGTGAACGGCATCGGCACAAAATATTCTAAGGTGACATGGGCTTGTGCAACCTACACCTATCGCGGCAAGCACGAGTGCGCCGCCAAGCGGATACCCGAAGATATTCTCAAAGAGAAATGCGCCGAGGTTTTAGAGCTTGCGGAGTATGCCCCCACTGTATTCACGGCAAAGGTTGCAGCGATAACAGTCCCCGACGACGGTATTATAGTATTCACTTTCAACGATGGCTCGGAGCGAATTGTCATTTGGGAGAACCGCTCCCGCCGCGAAAGCTGGACGGACGAGATGAAGAAAACCGCGAGAGAACGGGCGATGGGAGGTATTGACAATGGCTAATATCCGGGTTATACCCGCCACCGCCCCTATCCTCTCGGCTCAGGAGAGAAATTCGGCGGTCAAGCGACGCGTTGCTTTTTACGCTCGTGTCAGTACCGACTCCTCGGAGCAAAAAACCTCCTACGACGCTCAAGTGGACTACTACACAAAATTCATTAAAAGCCATCTCGACTGGGAATTCGTCGGCGGGTACACGGACGAAGGCATATCGGCGGTGAATACCAAACGGCGCGAGGGCTTCAAACAAATGGTTGCTGACGGCTTGACAGGCAAATTCGACCTGCTCGTTACGAAGAGCGTCAGTCGATTTGCCCGAAACACCGTGGACAGCCTGACCACCGTCCGCAAGCTGAAAGAGGTCGGCTGCGAGATTTGGTTCGAGGAGCAGAACATATATACCTTGGACAGCAAGGGCGAATTGCTGATTACGATAATGTCCTCGCTGGCGCAGGAAGAGAGCCGCTCTATTTCGGAAAACGTGACTTGGGGTCAGCGCAAGCGCATGGCCGACGGCAAGGTGAGCCTTCCGTATGCCCAGTTCCTCGGTTACGAAAAGGGCGAGGACGGTTTGCCGAAGGTAGTCCCTGCCGAAGCGGATATTGTGCGGCTGATATTCAGGCTGTATATGGAGGGCAAGACCTTCTCGGCAATCGCCAAGTATCTCGGCAGTTATGGCATCCCTTCACCGGCGGGCAGAAAAACATGGCAGACGGCGGTGGTGCGGTCAATCCTGACCAACGAAAAATACAAAGGCCACGCGCTTCTGCAAAAGACCTACTGCTCGGACTTCCTCACCAAGCAGATGGTCAAGAACACTGGCCAGGTACAGCAATATTACGTCGAGGACAGCCATCCCGCCATCATCGAGCCGGACGAATTTAACGCGGTTCAGCTGGAAATAGAGCGCCGCCGCTCGATTGGCAAACCGACAAGCTGCACGAGCATTTTCGCGGCGAAGATTCTTTGCGCCGACTGCGGTGGGTGGTTTGGCAAAAAGGTCTGGGGCAGCTACAAGGGCGATAAGACTTACCGAAAGGAGGTCTGGCAGTGCAACGACAAGTATAAACGGCTCGGCAAGCCGGGCAAGGGCTGCAGTACGCCGCATATCACCGAGGACGAAATCAAATCCCGTTTCCTCACAGGCTTCAACAGCCTGATGAGCGACCGCGACGGGTTGATCGAGGACTGCCGCCTTGCCCAGAGCGTCCTCTGCGACACCGCTGCGATTGACGCCGAGCTCGCCGAACTGCACCGCGAGATTGAGGTAGTCACGGAACTTTCCCGAAAGGCCATCTACGAAAACGCCCGGACCGCCGTCAACCAGACGGAATGGGCGGAGCGCAACAAGGCCTACCTTGAACGCCACCGCAAAGTCTTGGAACGGGTTGACGAGTTGGAAGCCGCCAAGCGGGAGCGGCTCGGCAAAGCGAAGATCATCGAGGGCTTCATTCGGGACATCGAGAGCCGACCGCTTGTCATCACGGAATTTGTTGAAAAGCTATGGCTTGCAGTCGTTGACCAAGCGACCGTTGGCAGGGACGGCACTTTTGTCTTCAGGCTCAGGAACGGATCGGAAGTCAGCACTTAAAGTGATGCCAGCAACTGTGTCGTGATACGATACAACCTTTGTGTATTTTCTGCACTATATGTCGGCAAAGCAAGGCTGAGTTGCTTTTTCTCCCTGTATGCGCATAATGATGGTGGATGTGACCCGTATCAGGCTATGGTCACAATATGTCTTCACAGCTACCGCCTTCGTCGGAATCTACAGTACATAATAAGCCGTTCCTTCCAAGATATTCACAAAAAACCAGCCCTAATGGTTTCCAGTAATTGTCTTCGTTGACGATCCCGTGGTCAACGTTTTATGGGTCCATTATAGTGCCTGCTTTAGATTTTGCCTTTTGTGCTTTACCATTACATAGCTTTATCCCGCTCGTTAAAACAAACAGGATAAAGCTATTTTTTAACTCACGGCATCTGGGTTGAAAGCCCCAACAAAATCAACAATCATATTCTCGTCAAATCCAAGGGACTCAAAAGTGATTGTATAACCTCCAAAGCCGAACGCACCAAACGCACGCGTTTCTCCAAAAGCTTCGTCATGAATTCTTGACAAAACTACTTCAGTGTCGCTTATTCTTGAAACTTCATCGACAGGGACAACAACACCCCCTATCAATACTTCGGATGCACCAACATCTAACATCGAAGTTTCATCGGTGATTTTGACAATTCCTGCAGATAACCACTGACCATCAGAGTGACGAATGATAAACCGCCACCCTATCAAATGCGTTGGTAAATCGCAAGTCGCACATCCCTGTCTGACAGCACCAAATGTTATGCAGTCCAAACATTCCGGTCTATTGTGCGAATACACTAAATAGTATTCTGTTATTTCAGGCAAGGTAAACAGAAAGTGTTCTGCCCATTCTTCCCCGGAAACCCTCGTTCCGGCAACAAGCCGCTCTGTGTCAATATTAACATCGCTCCATACAATGATGTCCTCGTTTTCAGCGACACTTTCAACAAGGGGCGGTGTGGTCTCAACGTCCTCCGGTTCGTGGTTTGTCATAAGGTTTGGCTCGCCTGTAAGAATGTTATTCACACCTCCGTCATTTTCTCTATTGAAATGCACCACAGAAACCGTTATAACCGTAGCAATTACTAAGCAAGCAACAATTGAGGATAAAACCTTGACTTTCCTCTTTTTGTTCATTATGTAAGTTTCATACATCGAAAAGATGTATTCAAGTAGTTTCTCATCAGTTCGCATAACCAAATCTCTTCCTTTCTAAGATCGGAATTTGCTTTTCTCTGGATCAAGCATAGCGATATTCTGTCATGGATGTCAACCCCACAATTACCCATATATTACTTCGTGTTACACGAAATGGCTGCATTTTTATTGACCGTTTACAGCATGGAATAAACGAAGGTAAGCCATACTACCCAATGCTGTGAAATTATACTTGATTTTGGGCATAGAAGTCCCGTTCAGATGGCTTATAGCTTCTGCTTGGGCTTGTGAGGGGGGCATCTTAAGGTATTTCCATCTTCTTTTCTTTGACTCCTTTTGGATGTACCAAATCGCATTTTTCATTTGTCATCTTTTATACCCCTTCTCACGTTACCTATTCAGAATCGACACAATCTCATCAAGTTGACCTATTTTGAAAAGGCTGTTTCTGGAGGTAAATCTATACCAACTACTTCCTTCTTCTATCGGCTCTATAGCAATAATATGCCGCTCTCCCGATTTGACTGTATCAGCAAGGAATATTACCACGAATTCATAGTTAACACTAAAATTACCTTTTAATACTCGGGTCGCAGTGACATAGTACAGGTCAGTCGTCATCCAATCTGTTGTCGACTGTTCGTGAGATAACCTGAGCGGCTCATTCACCTCAACAATCACAATATAGGGTGACTCTTTTACGATGTCTTCAATCGCTTCCGACCTAATGAAGCCCCTTCCGGGTGAATTATTCCGTGTTAACTCGCCTACAAATGATACTATCTCCGTTCTTGAAAGCTGTCGCCTACTGAAATCCAAACCTTCTGAATGTCGGGACAAAGGTTCACCATACATAACGCTCCTTGATGCGTCGTCCAAGTCTATGACAATGTTACGTATAAACGTGTACGCATCATCGTGAGTATTTGCATGAGGCTGACCTACCTCAATGAGCGGTATCATGTAATTCGTTTCAAAGTTAAACGTCAAATCGCCGGTATCCGCATAGACATAAATCCTTTCAGCAGCCTCGCCCAAAACCCTTTCAGACACAGCAAATTCAAACTCTGTCAGATTAGTGCCAAATGGTCTGTGACCAACGTACTGTGCAATGACCACGTCTGTTGCGAACTCCAACAAAGCTTCTTCAAATGTTAGATAGTCGAAAGAAGGCCTAGAGACAGGAGGTTTAGGTCTTACAACAAATTTCGGCAAGCCCTCATTCACGACTTCCAGTAGCACCTCATCCACGAGAGGTTTAGAAGTTGCGACAACGTCTTGAGAAGCTTTTTCAATAGCCGGATAATTGGATGAAACCTCTGACTCCGGCAAGACCTCAGACGTACCGCAGGCGGTCATAAACACCACAAAGACAAAGAGAACAACCACACTCAACTTTCTTTTCATCATCGTTTTATTTTCTCCTTTACAAAATATAATATTTCCGCAGATTTCATCAATAGTTATCTCCCATTGAATTAGACTTAAAATGACTCTCTCAATGAATTAGACGCAAATAACTCTTAATTGGTTCCGAACTGCATACTGCAGCTTCTTTGAGCCAGCGTCACGGTTAAAATAAGCCACCATCACGGTGCAAGCGCGCCACCCACAGTTGCAGCTCTTCCCCGGAATTACTGAATAATGCACGACCGTTTATCCCTCTGGAAAACGAAAGCAAAAAACCTCGGGGGCGATGTGGGCAGAGCCCATGCCAAGCTCTGTCCTCTTCAATGAAGCAGCCAGGGCGTCCCTGTAGTACTCTACGATGGTCCCGCGGTAACCGCTATCCAGTTGCAGCTCTCGCTCAGCGCGGTCTGCGTCAGAGACAGAAAGAAGAACAAACCACCTTCATCGTCACCGCCGATGCCAGTGTAGAGAAGACCGCTGATTTGGATATTGTCACTGGCGCTGGCAGTAACCGCTTTATTGTATTTAATAATCCACGGCTCGCCTTCGGGCGGGCCGTTTTTGTTTGCCTGAAAAGCCTTAATTTTAACGGGTCGGTGTATCGTTAAAAGATAGCCCGATTTTCGGTGCAAAGTTTAACGATTACCTTTCTTTTAACGATTTGCCCTTGCGACCACCCGGAAAACAGCCACGGTTCAAGTCAAGTGTTCTCCATAAACGGCTATTCAAAAACATCAACTATTGCTACAATACAAATCCCCAAAACGCAAGAAAGCCCGCAAACAGCGGGCTTCCTGACTAAAAGGCAAACCACCTATTAACCTCACAGAGTTTATCAATAGATGGTAGATTATTTGGTGGAGGCGGGGGGAGTCGAACCCGCCGTCCGAAGATATGCCTGCCAGAGTTTCTCCGAGTGCAGTCAGCGATTTGGTGATTCGCCCTTGCCTACGCCCACTGACGGGCTGAGGCTTTCGCTAGCCTATGATTTCGGGTTACTTACTAGGCGCTTGATAACCCTACTCCTACTTTCAT